ATGGCTTCTTCGCATGCGGCAATTATCTCAGGACGAAAAGATCGTGAACAGGCTCTGAGAGGCGAGCCACGAAAAGCTGTGTATCTGTCAGGGGTTCTGTGCTTATTGCAGCCAGGCGAAGTTGGCGCACAATTCCAGCCAGAGCGCTTGCCAGTTGACTGGTTTCATCGGGATCTCCGTTGCTTGATTGTCCACAGTATCGCTCAGCGATTTTTATTTGTGAAATTGATTGTTTTTCGTTTTTGCTTAGCCAATTGCTATGGGTGTGGCGCTCAAGAATGGAGCAGGGAGGCTGGGAGAGGAAAATACCGCCCCGTAGCGCATTGCTTGCGGGGCGGAATGAGGATCAATCCCAGGGCACTTCCGCTGTGTTTTCATCTACGGCGGCGGGGGGGTTGTTCGTCACAGGAGCGGCTGTCGGGCTGGATGCTTCTTCCAATCCGCCCAGCGCGGCGACCAAAGCGTCCACCAGCTCGCCCAATTCTTCGCTCATCAGGGTGAAGGTGGCTTCGAACAGGCTTTCTCTATCATCGCCCGCCTGGCTGGCTTCATCCTGCAGCAGGTCCAGGAACTGCAGCCGCTTCAGCTGCAGCATATCGGTCAGTTGGAAGCGGATCTTTTCCTGCCAGATCAGGCCAACCCGGGTCACTTGCTTGCCGGTGGCGATGTGTTGGCGAATCTCGTCCGCGGTCAGATCGATGCGCGCGCAACGCACCACCGCGCCGTTCTCTCCGCTGTCTTTTAATTCGCAATCGGAATCCAGCTCAAAGCCGGCCGGCGCTTCACCGGCCGCCAGCCAGTCCGTCATCGCGGTATGTGGCGCGATCTTGGTGCGCGGTAGCGCGGCGGGGAAGGGGGGCAAGGCTTCGCGCAGCTTGGAGACCAGCGCCTCCGCCTTGCTGGCGGCGGCCGAATCCACCATCAGCCAGCCGCGGCGAGTGTCCAGATAGGCGCTCATCCGGCTGCTGCGCACAAAGGCGCGCGGCAGCAGGTCGTCGGTGATCTGCTCTTTCAGCGCCAGCTTTTCCTTGCGGCCCACCTTGCGCAGTTCTTTGTCTTCGATCTCGGCGACTTTCAGCTCGACGAAATCGCGGATCACCGATGAGGGCAGCACTTTGTCCTCGCGGCGCAGCGACACCATCTGGCAGCCGCGCACTGCGTAAACCGGCGCGTCCAGATGGCCGGCGGCGGGCACCCAGCCCTCGCTGAACCAGTCCAGACCCATGCAGTGTTGGAATGGACGCTTTTCCAGCGCGGCGGAAAGCTGCTCGTTGTTGGGGGCGTCGTCTTGATTCAAACGGTAAAAAGATAGTTGCCTAAACCACATATTTGTTCCATAATGCGCGTCCTCTGATGCCACAGATTGTACCGCAGCCAAGACGGCAGCGGGGCGGTTTTCAGACAAGCTTTTAGATGGTCGTCGGAGTGTAGCTTAGCCTGGTAGAGCGCTACGTTCGGGACGTAGAGGCCGGAGGTTCGAATCCTCTCACTCCGACCAGTCAAATAGAAAAAGCTTGTCAGAAAACATCGGATGTAGTAAATTTCTGCTCCTCGGCGCTCTGCGCCGGAGGCAGTAAACGGAGTGTAGCTTAGCCTGGTAGAGCGCTACGTTCGGGACGTAGAGGCCGGAGGTTCGAATCCTCTCACTCCGACCAGATTCAAAACCCTGAATTCAAATCATTGAATTCAGGGTTTTTGCATTGGAGCGCGGATAAGTTAAATCGGATATTTGGAAATGACCGCCACCTCTTTTCAAATCGACGGAAACTGTTTATTATTACGCGCTCTGCTTCAGGGCGGAGTGATGTGCCGGTATAGCTCAGTTGGTAGAGCAGCGCATTCGTAATGCGAAGGTCGGGGGTTCGACTCCTCTTACCGGCACCACAAACAATATATAAATCAGGACGTTACGTGTGGTTTGGCGTAAATCTGGCGTAATGACCTGTTTTTGTACCTAGAAATGCCCGGCCTGCGTCGGGCTTTTTCTAATTTGTTTTTAATGTCTTTGTCATTTTGTGGGCTGCCCAGTATGAGCATAGTGACTTTCGAGAGAGAAACGGATGAAACCGTCAGATGCTACATCGATGGCGTGTCACGTGATTTTTTGTTGTCGTTTAAAAGTCATGACGAGATGGTGAGGCTTTTGCCCGATATAAGGGAGTTAGTTTGGGCGGTTGAACAGGCTCTAGAAAAGAAATGAGCTAGGACTCTACCGCCCAAAGGTTAGTAAAGCGGAAGGCTGTTATTGTCTGCCGTTCATAATTATCTTTTGGCAGGCACTGAGCTGCCGGACTGCGTCGTCAGCTTCGGCAGCGAGTCTGAGAGCATCGTCTCCATGCGCTGCAAGAAAGTCGGTTGGCGCGGACGCATCACGTCGGCCGGCGCCGGTGGCAGCGTCGGGCAGATTGCCGCCGGCGGCGCGCTGGTCGCGCAGCCGGAGCTGAGCGCGCAGACGAGCAACAGCCCCTTGAAGTTCCACTTTCCCATTTTCCAATCCCTCCTGATAGGCCGCTGCGGCTGATGCGTCGCTCTTGGCCGTGCTCTGTTCCTTTGCCCTGGCTGCTTTCTCCGCAACAACTACCGTTTCAGCAGCCTCGGCGCGCTGGGCCGCGGCATCACGCTCAGCCAGTGCCGACCGGTAATGCCAGCCGGCGAAAAGTAAAACGGCGGCCAATAACAAGGCCGCCGCAGCTTTGATCCAATTCATGAATAAGCACCTCCCTTAAAGGTCTGTCCTGATCCACAGCCACGCGCCGGGCGGCCGGTTGCTCTTTGGCATGAGCATCAGGTCAAGGTGATAGCCGCTGTAACCGCCGGTCAGCGTCAGGGCAGGGCGTGCGATGGTGCGGCCCTCGTACTGCAATCCCACTATCTGAGGGCTGGCACCAACATGCCACCGGCCGGCTGTCTGCCAGCGCGGGCCGAATGCGACAACATGCTCAACCGAGCCGTTCAGCCGGTGCTGCATGTATGCCGCGCCCAGTTCCGGCCCATCTTGCAGCCGTATGTTGAGCGCCACGCCGGCGCCAGGGTCTGCCAGGCTTCCGCCTTGCTGCCACCTTGTGGTGGCCGCGATCAGGCTCGGGGTGATTTCGACAGCATGCGCAGATGCTGCAAATACGATCGGCAATAGAAAAGCCAGAGGCTTCATGAGAGTCTCCTATCAAAGGGTGCTGCTGTTGGGAAAAACGAAGAGATCAGACCCGAACGAGCTTCCAGTCGATGCGGGTGATGTTGATCACCCCGCCTGACGTGCCTGCGCCGTTCCATGTGAACTTGATGTACATCCGGTTATCGATTGGGCTGTTCGCTGCGCCGGCGAGCAGGCCGTCACCGTGAACAACTTCGACCGATGTGTAACCCATGGCACCGCCGGACTGGGTGTTGCCGCCTGCGATGGTGGCAGAGGCTTGGAACATGTCGGACGACGAGCTGGACCAGCCGCTGGGCAAGTTCACGCCGGTATCGATAAAGGTGGTCCATGTCCCACTGCTACCGAGCCAGCCAGAATTAACCCATGCAACGCCGCTGGCGCGAACGTCCGGAGCAGATACGATGGTGCGGGCGAAATAGCCCGAGCCGTCGAAGTTGATCTGCACCGCGCCGGGGACATGCATCATTGCAGGACTACGGCTTGGGTCGAGGTTGAAATACTTCTGCCGGTCATTGGAATACATGATCCCGGCAGTCACTTCACCGATGTTGGCCGTGATCGCGGACAACTGACCGACCGCCATGTCACTGGCGGCGACCTGTGACTTTCTCGCCAAGCTTCCCAGTCCGGCCACACGGTTAACATCGAGATTCTGGCCAGCGCCAAAAATGATGTTGCCCGCGGTGTCCTTGATCGTCAGGTTGCGAGAGTCGATGTGATTGGCCGTGATCGCCCCGGCTTGGACCTTGTCACCGGTGATGCTATTGGCGGCAAGGCGATCGCCGGTCAACGATCCCACGACGATGTGAGTCGCAGTAATCTGGTTCGCTGCGATCTTGTCCGCCGTGACCGCATTGGCTGCCACCTTGTCGGTGGTGATGGCGCCATCGACGATCAGATTGCCGGTGTTGCGTCGACGAATGGACAGATTGCGGCCTCGCCACTCTCCGCAATCCGCGCCAAAACCGTTGCGCTGCCACCAGACGCGAGCGTAACGCGCCCAGGACGGAGCACGTATTGCTCCATCTATTTTCGTCCAAATAGTCGTTTGTGAAATATAGCCGCAGCCCAGCCAAGTCTGCTGATTTGGAGCCACCGGATCATCGACAAAATACAGGCCAAGAGTCGTACCACTTGTGCCGCCCGCGATCCACTTGGCTTCGAATGAGCTAAGAAATTCATCGCCGCCTTGCACAGGGAAAAACGTGCCGTATACGCTGTCACGCGCGCCAGCGGGTACGCTCAAATAGGGCAAATTTCCTTCCAGGCCAGCCGTCGCTGCCGACCAGCCGTCGCTGCCATTCTTACCATCAGGATTGCCGACTAGATTACCGAACTCGCCCACCATTACCTGTGATGCGGTAATGATGAATGCTGATGTACTGCCGTCGTTGAAGGCCTGTAACCCGGAAACCTTTCTGTTGCCATTAGCATCAGCCGCTTCCAGCACAACCCCCCACTTGCTGGCCACTTTGCCGTCTAGCGTGGCCTGCGCCTGCTGGACTTGGGTGACGCTCGCCTCGGCTGTTCCCACGCGCGCGGCAAGTGTGGTGACATCCTGAGCATTGGCCTTGCCCGCTACGGTTGACTCAACCGTGCTGATCCGCGAAATCGCGGCATTGGCGCTGAACAGCGCCGCACCGGATAGCAGTTCTGACAGGGTGGGCTCATTGCCGTCGCAAACTTCGAAACGCGGAAGAGCGAAGTACTGTTCGGCACCTTGATCGGCGTAATACTGGTAGGCGCGGTGAGTGCTCACCTTGGATCCGGGAGTGATTCGGTAATCTATGCCAGTCGCGACTTTTGCCCCAGTGATACCGTCGTAGACGCCGGACATACCCAATTGCGGACCAGTGTATGAGCTGGGAAAGATATAACCCACCCACAAATACCAGCGCCCGGCGATAAAGTTGGATTTGTATGTCTGGTAGAAATATGGGTTTCCATTTTCCACACCGCCGATATCGGACACGTTTTGGGTGCCCAAATACATCTGAGCATTCCCCGCCATCGGGCGCATCCAAACGGTCAGCCGGTAGCGTTGAGTCTCGTCTACTGGAATGTTGTTGTAATTCCAGCCGCCATCCTCGTTACCTCCTTTTGCCGTTCCTTTCCACACCGTCAATTTCTCGCCGAACGGGCCGTCAGCGAGAATCAGAGCGTTCTCATTGAGGAAGTTTTCGTTGGGAACGAATTTCCCGACCGGGAATGAAGCCCCTGGTTTCCATGCTGACGTGTCCAGTAGATTGCGGCTGACAGATGCCTGCAAGCGGCTGACATCACTCGCCGACGCTTTACCTGCAATGCTGGTTTCCGCGCTGGCGATCCGTTGCACGGCAGCATCCAGTTCCGACTGCGCTGCTTTGCCTACGATCGCACCGTTAATATCGCCACCAGGTGCAAGTCGCGCGTTCACTTGGTTGATGCTTTGGCCAAGAGCTTTATCAGCATCTGCAAGCGTCGCAAGCTGCTGGTCAGCGGTAGCCTTGTTGCCGGCGACAGTCGACTGCAACGCCGTCAGGTCGCCGGCCGCGGCCTTGTCGTTCAATGCCGCTTCGACCCAGCCCACGCGAGTCAGTGCGCTGTCGACGTTCTTCTGCAGCAGAGAGCCAAGCGCATTGTTACCAAGGCCCATGGGGCTGCCATTCAGCCAGTCAAACTTCAATTCAACGCGAGCTGCAGGATCGGCATAGGCCTGGCCGGCATACATTTCAAAGCCACTGCCTTCACCAACACCGGCCCGGCCGACAAGAAGGTATGCGGATCGAAACTTTAAGGCCGGATTCCCGAAGACGGCTTTGCTGGCGCCGACGCGGTAGAGCGCGTCCGGGAAGCCGCTTTTCAGCCGCCGCGCCCAGGCATCTTCATCCGAATAAACGAAAATAGCGGTCCCGGTTTGCACAGCATTGAGCCAGTTCGCGGCGGCCTGTGCAGAATCGTCAGACTGAAAATCAAACCGAGCGGACGCTACGACGTTACCCGCTTCATTGATCGTTGCCAGCGTGTAGCCCTGGCCGCCGCCCAGTACCTTCGCATCGTCAACCCACAAACCGCTATCACGCTGCGGATCGTTGAATCCGCACGAGCGCAACAGCATGCGCCGGCGTTGGCCGACGGCTGCTTGCAGCTTTTGGACCGTGGTCGCGCTGGCGGACTCATTCGCCTTTACAAGTGCCTGGTTTGCTGTGCTGACAGCGCTGTTTAGCGGGCCTTGAACATCACCAGCCAACTGCGCAAGCTTGACCTGGCCGACCAGCTTTTCAACAGACAGACCAGCTACCTGGGCATCGCTCAGTTGTCCGGTGACCTTCAGCGCGTTGATTGCATCGATCTGCCAGTCCTTCAGCGTCCCGACCACTTTCGAAGCGTCGATGGCTTTAATCATCTCGGCTTCAATCTCGCCTGGCTTGATGCCGCCGGCGACCGATACCGGCGTAACGGCGACCTCGCTAGAGATATTGAGCCCATCCTTGCCGAAGCTGTCGTATGCCGCGGCTTTGACATAGTAGGTGGTGCCGGCGGCAAGTTCAGCGCCAGACCACAGCTTATACAGGGTGGTGAAGAAGTCCGGCCCGTCATAGACCAGGCAGTCGTCAGCAGGCGAAAAGCCCGACGTGGCCGACATCCAGATCCGGATGCCGGTAATGTCGGTGTCGGCGGGCTGATTGCATGAGAAAAATGCGGATTTGAAGCCCGGATTCACCGAGACACCGGTCAGCACCGCAGGCACCGGGTTGGATGCAACCAAGGTTGCCCAGTTGCCAGATGCTCCGGTCTGGCTGGTGGCGCGCACGCGGAATACGAGCTGACGCCATGGCCCGCCATCGGCCTTGCCATCCTCCCAGCTATATTCGAAGCGACGGGCGTCGCCCACCGATGCCGACCTGCGCAGTGTCTGCGGGGTGCCGGCCCACACTTCCACCGTGTAGTTTGCGGCGCCGTCGACTGGGTTCCATTTGATCTTGCAGCTGCGGCCGATGAAGGGTTGCTCCAGTGCCAGGCCGGTGACATCCGCCAACGGCGCGCCGGTGATCTGGTAGGTCACCGGTGTCAACGTGGACAAGTCTTCTACGCCGCCACCGTGAATGTTGAACGACTGGAGCTTGATGTAAACGGTCTTCCCGACTTTGGCCTTGTCGTATGGGAATTTGGCCAGGGCCTGATCAAGGCGCGCGAATTTGCTGCCGGCCGCATGGCTGCTGATGACTGTGCCGTGAGCGCCACGCACCAGATAGCCCAGGTCGTACTGATTCGGCGCGGTCAGCGTCGCGTCGCGATAAGCTAAAAGCTCGCCGTCAACATAGCAGAGGGTCACAAGCTCTTCGGCGTTCTGCTGAGTTGCCGCCAGCAGCGCGCCGCCGGACACGGACAAGTCAACGCGGAGGTTGTTGACGGTGTCGACGCCCGGGCCATTGTCCAGCTTGGAGGCCAGCACGCCATGGCGCGAGCGGCCGACAATACGACCGATGCGCAGATAGGTGGCGTTGTCGTCGGACACCCAAACGTCGCAGCCGCCCCAGTTTTTGCCGCCGGAGGTGGCAATCCAGATCTGCGGCGCGCCGGCCAGCGACAGCGGCGGTTCGAAGATGACTGGCTGACTCACCGGGCCGGCGGGCAGGTTGTAGTTCGACGAATATCCGTCCCCGTTTTGGGTTGGATAGCGTGTAGCGCCAACAGAACCCAGCGGCACTTCCTCGGCGCGCACCATCAGCTCGCCGTCTTCGTCTTCCTCGATCTCGGTAATCCGGACGGGGGTCTTGTCCAGACCAAGCGCCGCATCGGTCAGGGTCACGAGGTCGGTCGGCTCAAGCAGGGCATACTTCCAGCCCAGGCGGAATTCGTAGCTGTTCCGGACGTACAGGCTGCGCTGCAGGATCTGTTGAGCGACCAGACGAGCGACGCCGGCGTCGGCGACTTCATGCAGCTCGACTTCAAGCGTGCGAAGTCCAAACTGCTCGATGCTGGCCTGATCCTTGGCCTCGGCCACTTCCTCGTTGTAGCTGTTGCCGCGGTTGAAGAACTTCACGCGCACCGAGTTATGGGCATCGGAGGCAGCAACACGGGTGCATAGGATCGGGTCTTCGCTGCCGCTGGTCAGGAAGTCGTCATCGGTCAGGTCGTAGACCGGGGTCATGTTCGGGGTGAAGGTGACGCCGTTACCGGTGGCAGCAGAGTCGGAATAGGGCACGACCTTGATCTTGCCCTCGCTGAAGTACACGCCACTGTTGGTCAGACGGAACAGGCGCGCAAGGATCTCGTGCGCGGGCTCTTGCTCGGTGTAGGCCGGCGATATGAACAGTCCGTTGGCGACACAAAAATCGGAGAACGGCTTGAGGTCGCCGAATTTGGACGCAGGTACGCCGGCGCCGTAATAGGGGTTCGTGCTGAAGTCCAGCACAACGTCGCGCGGGTTTGCATCGCGGATATCGTTGGAGAAGCCGAAGCCGCTGTCGATCTCGAACGTCATGTTCGGCAGCGTCGGATCTTCACCCAGCTCAAAGACGCCGGTGCCGACATAGGCCGTGCCGCGGTATGCCAGGGCCTGGTCGGGATGGCGGCTTTGGACATAGCCCATCGGTTGCTGGCTGTAGCTGCCGTTGAACTGGGACAGGTTCCAGTGATCGATGGAGCCGACCTTCTTACCGACCCATGCATTTGTAACGCTGCGCACCGGGCCCTCGCACAGGCCGAGCTGCAGGGCGACTTGGTAGGTATACGAGATCGATTCAACGGTCGTACCGCCGCCGCCACCGCCTTTGCCGCCGGCGCTTTGTGTGCTGCGGCGCTCAATCGATATGAAGTCGCCGTACCAAATCACGTTAGACGCAACGCGCGATTTGCCATAGATCAGGGGTATGGCCCGGCCATAGGCAGAGGTCTGCATGCGCAGGCTTGAAACGACCGGGGCGCTGGTCGAAATCTTGGTGCCGCCCCCTCCAAACATGCCGCCCATACTTATTTCTCCCAAATCGAATAGAAGCCGACCTGTCGGTCTTGTAGGCGCGGGGTGTTCTCCGCGTCGGTCAGCACCACGCCTTCGCCGACGTAGGCGTGCAGGATGGTGGGCCAGTCAATGACGATCGCGCCGTGGCTGATGCAGCGACCGAACTTGTAGACAACGATGTCGCCGGGCTGAGGCGTTTCCACCGGCCTGGCGTATTCCTCAACCCAGCGGAGATATCGCTCCTCACCGCGGTGCAGATGCCAGTCCATCGGGTAGGGACGCGGGTCAATGTCTGGAAGCAGGCCGCAGGCATGAAAGACGCGGATCAGCAGGAAGGCGCAGTCGGCGCCGGCCCCCTTGACGTTGCCCTGGTGGTGGTAGGGTGTGTTTAGCCAGGTCATGGCCTCGGCCACCACGGTGGCGCGCTGTTTTTGCTCGGTTTTGTGCATGGCGATCGGCAATAAAAAAAGCACCCGAAGGTGCTTTATTGAAAAATCTAATCGTGGTTATAGCGGACGCCTAATCATTTGTTGGGCCATTGAGATACATTGATTTCCTCCGACTTCCTGATCATCGGGAATGATGAAGGCTTGCCCGTGCATCTCCCACCCTTCTCTGATATGGGAGTTCACCAAGCGTTCAAGAGTGGCGGCAGCATCTTCTGGGCCAAGGCCGCCACCTAGAACAATTTTCATTTCAACCATGTTCACACCTCTTTGGTTTATGCGGAACGGGTATTAAAGCACGGTCTCCGGCGCCGGAACATACGGATGACCGCGGAAGTTGATCACGTTGTTGAACTTCGCCTGGCAGGTTGCTTTGGTCTTGTCGCAGCCGGGATAGATCGTGAAGCTGTCGCCCGGGTTGCACTGCATGACCAGCGGGGCGGACAGCGTCACAACGCCGGGGCTGTAGTCTTTCACCGACCGGATCACGCCGGCATTCGGGCCGCTGTTGAAGCGGATGGTTCCCAGCGAGAAATAGCCGGCGGCCTGTGTCAGCGAGCAGTTGATCCGGTTGACGGTGCTGCCACCGTTCACGGTGCTGTTGATGGCAAATGCCTCTTTCGAGATGCCGCAACCGCCCTGGTGCAGGGTATGTAGGCAGCCAGGCTGGTAGAGGTTGCGCGGCATCTGGGTGTCCAGCAGCTCCAGTTCGGATTTCACCGTCAAGCGCAGTTCCGTGCGACTCGGCTTCACGTCGGCGATGCGCCCCTCGAAAAGGAGGATGCTGCCGGCGCTGGTATCGGTCCAGTCGGTCGCAAACACGCGCTCCAGGCGCACGGCCGCAGCATCAAGCGCGCCGACGCGCGCGGCGTGGAGCCAGGGCACGCCGTTGATCGTGTGTGTGCTGTCCGCGTACAGGGTCAGATCGAGCGTGTCCACTTCCAGGCCCAGAGTCAGCCGCGTGCGGCCGCGCTTGAAGAGCGGCCCTTTGCTCGAAAACGACTGCCCATTGACGGCAAGGTCAACGTCGGCGCTCGTGTATCGGACAATGGCACCGCCGACCAGCGTGAAGGTGTACAGATCGGCCATGAAAAAGGCCCTGCCGGAGTTCAGCAGGGCCTGCAGGGCAGGGCTTGCATTGCGCATGTTTCAGACCTTATTTCCAGTCGCCCCAACGAGCTCGCACTTCTTGAACTCCCAGAGCTGTTGCATGAATTTGGAGAAATCGGCGAAGTCGTCTTTGAAGCGGCAGCGGTAGTAGAAGCTCCCCGTCCACGTCACATCTTGGCCAGGCCCTGGCGCCGGGTTGAAGGCGAGGATTCCGGTAGGCGTGACGGTGTAGTCCCGGCCCTGGACCTTAACCGCGCCACCGACCTTGACCTCGGTTATTGTGTTGACATTCTCGACAGGCTCGATGAAGCCGCCGCACGGGCGAAGCAGTTGGAACAGGTTGCGATTGCCGTCGCCGGCGGCGATCCGGTAGTCCGTCACCTGGCAGTCGTCAGGGTCCGTGAACAGGAACGAGTCCCACGCGCCGCGCCGCGCCAGGAAGAAGCCCAGCAGCTGCTGGAATTCGTCAGCGCGCAGGAACTCGAACGACAGCCGGATCGTGTACGTGGGGTAGGCGGTCAAGGACGCTCGCAGCTCTCTACCGCTGGCGGCGCGCTGAATGCGCGTCGTGAACTGCGGAGCCTTGACCACCCCCCAGGCCAAGCCGGGGAAGGTTGGGAAGATGGCGTTCGACATCAGCGCGCCCCATGCTGGTACAGCTCGATATAAGCCTTGGAGAGACTGAACAGCAGCTTGGCGGTGTTCTCTTGGTGAAAGGCATTAATCGTTTCAGCGGCTTCTGCCATGCCATCAGGCACCGGGACGGGTAATGTTTGCGCAAGAGCGTGGTAGTCGGCCTTCAAGCGGCGTACAACAAAGCCGAAAAGATCCTGGTCGCCGCCGCCCTCAAGGATCACCTCACGCAGCAAACGCTCAATTCCTGCCCAATCACGGGCAGCATGGCTAGGGAAGGTGATGACGTTGCTCATGGCTTGCTCCTTGCAAAGTTGCGATGTTGTTTTTCCAGCGCCCGCATAATCTTCCGGGCATTGTCGTCGATATCCTGCTGGGTCAGTTTGCCGCTGTGGTCGTTGTAGGTCACCTGGAAAACCGAAGAGGGAGAGGCGGGTTCTTCGCCGCTGCCGGCGCCACCGCCACGGCCTGCCAGCCCACGAATTACAGCCGCCTCACCGCGCGGCAGCACCATTTCCTCTTCGTGCAGTTGGGTCATCGGGTTGACGCCTCGCGGAATGCTGTAGCCTCCGCGTGCGGATTTGACCCTGCTTGCGATTCCAGATACGGCTGCAAAGGCCGCCGCACCAGCGCCAACAGCAAGGACTGGTCCGACATAGGGGATTCCGACGATTGCCTTGAATGCTGAGGCCATGGCCTCCCAGGCGCTGAGCATGATGGACTTCACCGCTTCCATTGCCTTGAGTCCCAGGCGCGCGAGCGTGCCGGTTGCCGTCGCCCCAGTTCGAGCCGCCTCGCCCGCGGCGACTGCGCCGGTTTTGACGGTTTCCCCCGTTGCGGTGGCGGCGGCGTCCGCCTTGATCAGGCCCAGTTTGATCGCCAGCTTCTTGGTAAGCCATCCCTGCTCGATGGCGAACAAGGCTGCATGATGAGCGCTTTCTTGGGCTATTTCCCGTGTGTATTTTCCGGCAAGTTCGGCGGCTGGCCTCAACACCAAGTTTTGCACCATGATGCGCCCAATCTCTGCCCAAACACCCTGAATTGCTTGCTTGAACGACAGGGTGCCTTGCAGCATCCGTTGAAGTCCGTCCTCGTACATGCTGCTCGTGTCGTCCTCCGCACCCTGCCAGCGGTCGTATCCCGGTTTTGCGGATGCGCCCCTGATCTCCGCAAGCCTGGCCTGGTGCTGGATTTCGGCCTGCTCCCGCTCCTGTTGCAAGCGGTAAACCTCAGCGATGTTGTGGTCTGGGTCGCGCTCCAGCGCCGCGATGCGCTGATCAAGGAAGGACTGCTTGATCTCTAGTCGGCGCTGCTCGAAGGCTATAAGTGTGGCCTCCTGCTCGTCAGCGGATAGTCCAAGCATTTCGGCTTCGCGCTGGTAGGCGGCTTCATCGATCTGCAAGGCCGTGTCTTGCGCTTGCCGGCGCGCGTCCATTTGCGCCTGCTCCAGCTCCTTCGCGTTGCGGTCGCCCTCGCGCTGTATTGCCAGCAGCGCATGGGTGTGTTGCCGCACGACCTGTTCGCGCTCTTTGCTGTTTGCCTTGGTCAGCGCCAGCTTCTGCTGCCAGAAATCGGCCTCTGCTTGGGCGGAAAGCTTATTCCCGGCCATCTCAGCATCAAGGCGTTTCGAGTCGAGCTCGTTGTTCCATTCGCTGAGGCGCGACTCCTCTTTCGGCTTGCGCTTTTTCTTCTCCTTCTCGTCGAGCAGCTTCGGCGGCTTTGTGGGTGTTGTTTTGGGTTTGGCTGCCTCTGCTGGGGGGATTCGCCCCTCATTGCTGTAGCTGGCTGTGGGCGCAAAAATACGTTGTATCCGCTGGTCGCGTTGCTTCTGTATTTGATTCAGCTCCGTGCCAGAAGTCATCATTCCGCTGTTTTTCCAAACATCGGCGACAGATTTCTGAGCATCTTTGGCCTGCTTTGCGATGTTGGCGGTGCGGTTTGCCACTATGCTCTGAATTTGCTTAAGTCCGCTGTCCCACGCGGTTGCTGCTCCGGAGAAATCCCCTCGCAGCACTGCGCCAGCTACATTGCCCAGAATGCGGAACCACCCAACCAGCACCTCAATATGACCCGAGATAAATTCTCTAGCTGTCTTCACTGCGAGAGTGATGCTCTCCCACGCCGTCACGATGACGGCCCGGACGTCGCGCACCGCGCCGGCAAGCGAGGCCCATGCCGTTTGCACGAAATAGGATGCCTCGGTAATGATGGTGGCCATGGTTTGAGTGACGACAGATACGCCATCAACATCTTTCGCGACTGCATCTGTGGCTTTGCCTATGTCGCCCGCAATTCGATTGGCTGCATCGGATACAGCATCAAGGGCCTCGCGGGTGTTGCTGGCGATCTCTCGCATGGCATCAGCAATACCGTGTGCCCAGCGGTTGATGGTGCCGTTTTTCTCCAGTCGATCGAACTCGGTATTTAGCCCGGAGATAGCTTCTTTGAACGGATCTAACCCGCCAGCACGACGTAGCTCATCTGCTGCTCCCTTTGCGTTGTCGGCCAGGTTAGATATCTGTCCGGCCAGACTCTTCATCTGGGCTTCCGCTGCGCCCGCAGAAGAACGCCCCATTTCGTCGATCAGCGCCTTCAGCACATCACGACCGAGCCGGCCTTTTGAGGAGAGCTCTTGGACTTCCGCGGTGGTCTTGCCGAGCACCTTTGACAGCATGTCCCAGACTGGGACGCCGGCTTCCAGTAGCTGCATTGCTTCTTCACCTTGCAGCTTGCTCTTGGTCCAGGCCTGACCCAGCGCTAGCGAGATGCGCTGCAGCGTTTCGAACCCGCCGCCAGTCTGAGCCGCGCGGTCGGCGATCGACTTCATCGCGCCACCCATGGGGTCAATGCCCATGTTCTTCAGCAACATGAACGACTGGGTGACTTGATCGACCTCGAAAGGAGTGTCCTTAGCAAACTGTTTGATCCACGCGAAGGCCTCTTGCCCCTTGGTGGCACTGCCCATCACCGAGTTGAGCCGGATTTCTAATTGTTCGAATGACGACATCACATCAATTGCTTGTTTGCCGAGTGCACTGAGAGCAAGCCCGCCCAGCACGCTCTTGAGCCCGGTCATCATGCTGCTGAAGCCGTCGAATTGGCGCTTGATATCAGTCATCGAAGCGGCAATGACGCGAGTGGTGCGGCTCATCCCGGCTTCGAGATCACTGGTTCTTGCGCCGACTTTTACTTCGATATCGTTGCTCATCTAGACCACCAAAAGAGAAAGGCCGCTGGTTAAGCGGCCTGAAAGAGGGATTGCTCGGCTGCGCGGCGCCGGGTGAGGCCGGGCAGCTCCTTGCCGCCGGCTTTGTTCCACCGCGGGAACTGAACGGCCGCGCCGGCGTAGTCGCCCGCGTTGAGCAATCGCAGCAGCGTAGAGCCTTGCAGCGCGCCCAGACCAAGATTGAAGCTGAAGCAGACCAGCGCATCGAACTGGTTCTGGTTCAGCGGCACCTTGACCAGCCGCGCGACACCGGCTTCAAATCGCTCCAAGTCGCGCGCCAGCAGCGCGTCGGCCTGCGCCTGGGTGATGACTTGTCCAGGCGTAACGTCAGGACCGGTGTGGCCGTAGCCTATGGTCCAGACGCCTACCGAGTCCTGGTAGGCCTTGAGACGCAGGCCTTCAAAGCCCTGGATCAACTTGATTCCGCCGTTACTGGCCTTCATGGCTTCTGCTCCAATTGGTTGACCCGGGTCTTCAGCCACGCTTCCAGGAACTGGGCGCCAAGGATGCCCAGCGCGCTGCCCACGCCAATGAGGGCAGGCAGAGGAATGGTAGGAAATTGCGCCAGCACGACGCCGGCAACGGTGGACGTCGCGCCGCCCAGGATGGCCCGGCCCAGCGCCAGGCGGCCGGTGATCTTTTCCGAGCTCACGAGCAGCTTGCCCAGGCCAATTACGGCACCGATTACGACCAAGTACAGAACACCTTTCTCGTGCTCCTGCATGATGGTTCCTTGAATAGAAAAACCCGCCGGGCGGCGGGTTTGGGTGGATAAAAGAGGTGATTCAGTGCATCGTTCGGACATTCTCAGCAAGTTTGGCCAGCCCCTTGGGCGTCACCAGTACCTGCTCTACAACTTTTTCACTGCCATCGCTGCGGCTGACGGTGGTGACTTTGTGCTCCAGCACTCCGGCCTGAATTTTGTCTTGGTAGGCGGTCCATGATGCGCTACCGGGGCGCTTGTAAATCCAGCGGTGCTGATTGAGGTAGGTGAACAAGTCCTTCGGCCGCAGTTGCAAGGCCTTGGCAGCATTGGTGATGCATGATGCGCCTTCGGCTTCCGAGATGCGCTCCAGGGCTTGGACCTTGGGTGCCATAGACTCCACCTTGCTTTCCAGTGATAAAACCTTCTCACTGTAGGTCAGCAGCAGGCCGCGCATTGCTGCCGGGTCATTCAGCACCTGGATAGGGTCGGGCTGCTGCGCTTTCTGCTCTAACTCCATCCAGCGCTTGATGATGCGGTTGCGCAGCACTACGTTGTAGCCGGCGACCAGGGTCATCGACAGTTCTTTGTCGAGATTGAAGCACGGCAAGGCGCGGCCAGTACTGTCTTGGTAGCTGCCCCCAAATTTGGGGTCAGTGATTTTCAGGTCGCTGAGCATGTTGCGGATGTCGCGCATAACATGGTCGTGGCGCTTATCGCACAGATCCGCGATCTCCCGGCTGCTCATGGTCATCGGCTGGCCGGCGCTCATTGTCATCAGTTCCATGTCACACCCCCAGCACGATGGATTCGGTTTCCTCGCGGAAGAGGTCGGCCTCGTTGTGCAAGTCGCCGGCAATGGTTTTACCGAGCGATGCCAGTTTGGTAATGGCGTCGTCCTGCGACAGCCTGGCAATAGCGGCAAGGATTCCGGCGAGGCTGTCCGCGTGGATCATGGTGATACCGGCCGCGTCCATGCTACGGGACGCCATAGTCTTGATTTGACTTTGTTGGTTTTTTGCGCTAGCTTCCATAGCGAAATCTCCTTGAATTGCGTTCAGGATTTTCGATACCGAGGCCTCAACAGTTCCAGCTGTTGGGGCTTCACTCATTTCTGGGGTGGTCTTAGGCTGCCTCGTCAACTTGCTCCTCCTCGCGTTTACGACTCTCCTCAAGCCGCGCAACAATCTCACCATTCAAGCTTCGGTAATTGTCGATGGCCTTATGCTTGAGCCAGTTCTTAAGCTCCTCAGGGATTCGTATCGGGGTTGCTGTTATGTTTCGAGCGTTTTTCATGTAGAGCAATCTCCTTTTGATGTCACGGTGACGTGTTTGCATCTTAGAGGCAGGAATAGCCGATGTCAATGTCAACGCAGTCACGGTGACATTATTGCAACAAGTCACAGAGACACTATCATCTACGCATGGAAAAAGAGCCCCAATCGACGGTCGGTCGTGAGTCTGACAAGTTCATGTTGCGCCTACCTGATGGCATGCGGGAGCACATAGCCGAACTTGCTAAGGCTAACGGACGCTCCATGAATGCAGAGATTGTCATTCGGTTAGTAGAGACTTTTAGCTCTGCGCCACGAGTGACGGAAGGTATGGTAAATGAGTTGAATCTCTACAAAACGGTCTTCGAAATTTTCAAGGCTACAAGCCCTGACTTTGATTCTGAGATTGCTGATCGTATGCGGTCTTACATCCAACTGATCCCAGAGACTCAAGTGGAGCCATGGGATGGCGAAGTGTCAACGTCACGTACTCAAGAATTGAAAGAGCTACTTCGGAAGAAGCTACTATGAACAAAGCCGCCCTGGGCGGCTTTGTTCATTGCGGTGTTAAGGTACACCCGCAGTGTTTGCACTTTCTGGCTTCGCGTTTCACTAGCTCGGCGCAGTCTGGGCACTTGACATGGGTTTGCGGGTTTGGCTCACGAGCATCTGCCTTAATATTTGGCAGGACTAGCAAGGCGATTAGCGCAAGTAGCGGGCTAATGACTAACGAAATCAGAAACCACCATAATCGTGATCGGCCACGCCCTTCTGCCACCACAATGACAATGATTGAAAAAATAAGCCAAACTGCCAGAAGTTCCATTGCAATCACCCGATAGTCATTTATGCCGCGATTCTATCCCGACATCCCACCCTGCGGGAACTGTGCAAGCAGGGTGACCAGATCGGGCTGGTCATCGGGCTGGCCGCCGGCCGTGCTCTTGGACTCCGGTTTGATGCCCAGATACGCGGCGACCATCAGGTGCAGAGGCGGGTGATTGCGCCAGTAGGTGTTCATGGCCTCCAGGCGCGGCAGGTCGAACTGCTCTCCGATTGTGTCCCATGGCAGTCCCGTGCAAGCGATGAGGTGAGCATAGAGCTCACCCCAGTTTAGACTTCCCCCTGAGGCTGACCCTCCACTTCCTGCGCCTTTCGTTTCAGCCCGGACACGTCCATGATGGCCTCCATCACCTCTGCCATATTGGCTACGTCCACCAACTCTGCCACCTGGTCGCGGGTGAGGTCGGGGTAATTGCGCTTGAGCGCTGCGGTGGTCGCGTCCAACACGGTAGAAATGCTTTCTTTGCCAATGCCACCGTCAAATTGCTCCAGTCTGTCTTGCAACTGCTCCAAGGCCGCCAGATTCAGCGGTGGAATAACGTAGGCTTTGCCATTCAGCAACACGGAGATGCCTTTAATTTTCACGAGTTCGGTCATTTGGGATTCCTTTGTGGGAAGAGCGCCCGGCCGGCGGCCGGGCTGGTGGGTTTACTCGGACAGGCTATAAGCGACGACACGGCCCATGGGGTCAGCGAAGGCCTCGAAGTCAAACTCGGGCACCAGGAAGTCGTCCTGCTTGGTGGACAGGCTCAGCTTGCCGGCAATGGCAGAGAACAGCGTGATCTTCATGCTGTTGCCCTGGTAGGGCAGGAACAGGTCGGCTGTGAACGCCGGCGCGGAGCCCATGGGCAGGTTCATTACCGTGGACTTGGTTGCATCCGGCGCGCTGGCGGTGTCGACGGTGTATTCGTAGTTGATGAATACCGTCTTGCCGGCGTCGGCCGTCGCAAATGTGTACTGGCCGCCGGCGGTGACCATGTACTGGCCGGCAGTCGGCGCACTGGCGACACGCTTCAGCGGCAAGCCCTTGCTGCCGATGACACCGAAGTCGCGCGTAAAAGTGCCCCCGTTCGGCGGGCTGACGGTGACTTGCGACGGGGATGCTGGGATGGCCTGGCCCGCTGTGTCGTAGTTCGCGGTCACCAGGCCGCCGGTCAGGGTCTGGCCGAAAATGATGCTGTTGAACATGGCGCCGAACAGTTGGGCAAATTTGGCCTTGCCGGTGATCTTGCCTTTGCCGCGGCCGACCGCGACCGGGAACTGGTTTTGTCCGTGCAGCGTTTTGTTTTCGAAGTTGATGTCGACGCTGCCTTCCTGCATCACGCCTACCATGATCGGCGTCGGGTTGGCGATGATATTGCCCAGGGCGTCTTTTTGCGGGGTGGCCCAGAGGATGCCCGAGCCGAATCCAAATTGCGACATTGTGGTGTCTCCATAAACGAGAGAGCCCGGCGCGTGGCCGGGCTGGATTGGTGAAAATGCGGCGCCGTCAGGTCGCCAGGATGCGGAACGGCACGATGGCCACCGCCTGATCGCCGAGGGTGCCCTCGTCGGTTTCGATGTCGCCCTCGATCCAGCAGCGCTCAACAAGGCCGCCGAGGGTCTGGACGCGCTGTACCGGGTTGTCTGGCTTGGTCACGGCCTCGATCGCATCAAGAAGCGGATTCATCACGGTGCCAGGCACACGGTCGCCGTCGGTGCGAGCGTAGACGTAGACATCGATCAAAAACGTCCACTTAGTCGGAACACCGCGTGCTGGATCGCCCGGGGCGGCTATCTGGCGCCCTTGAGCCTGGAAAAGAGCGGGCTGCTGACTCGAATCCACGTCGCTCCAGTGCCGAAGCTTGCGGCTCGTGGTGCGCAGCCCGGGAATGGCTTTCAGCCGCTCAAACAGTTCGGCGTAAATTTGCTCTCGGTTCATCGGCGTTGAATCCCTTTTCGCGTTGCCTCGGACAGCGCGCTGACGATTTCGCCTTCCATTTCCGTCAGCGCAGAGCGTAGGAACGACTTAGCCGGCAGTTCGACCTCCCTGGTGTGGGCCTTTACTGTGGCAATGCGCGGTGCAATGGGTTTTCCCCAGGCCTCCTTGACCACTCGAAGGTGCTCGCGCACGGTCTCTGTGCCATGAAAGCCCAGCTCCCAGCGCCTTCCGTACTCGACATTGGTGCCGACAAAGCCGGCAATCGAAGTAGTCCCCGCGCCGGCGATGCGCCGGTTGATCGAGCGCCGCAGGCGGCCGGTTTGGACGTTGAGCACCTGGCCGGAAAGCTTTTCCGCTTTGACTTTCGCCAGCAGCTTCAGCGTCAGCCGGCCGATTGTGGCCTCGACATTGCGCTGCACCTGCGGGTGGACCTGCCGCAGAAACTCGATGGTCTGCTTATCTCCCACAATCTCGTGGCGGATCATATCGGCACCACCTTCCGATATTGGGTCAGCACCCCGCGCGCCGCGGGCGACAGATCGCCGATGAAGAACGTCACCGTTTCGCCGGCCAGGCTCTTGGACTGGTGGCCGATGCGGTCGCGCTCTTTGAAGCGCAAGGCAACAAGATCGATGCAGGCTTGCTCGATGTCCGGCGGGGTCGTGTCATAGCCGGCCTGGTAGGTGATAAGGACGTTCATGCGGCCGCGGGTGAATCGATTGCCGCCGAGCAGCGCGACCTTGGTCTTGTCGAAGACGAAGCTCGCGGGCTGGCCGTCGATGACCACACTGGAAACCTGGGACACCGGCCATGCGCCCAGCACCATCACGTCGTTTCCGTGGCCGTCGCGTCGTTCGGTGTATTCCTGCTTGGCGAAGCGCCGACCGCACCAGTTTTCGATGAACTCGCTGGCGGAGGTGATCAGCCGCGTCAGCATTGCATCGCTGGCGCTATCGGTTATGTTCAGCCACGCCTTTGCGTTCTCCAGTGTGGTCAGCATGGGCTTACTCCTGCGCCTGCTTGGGTTCGCCCTTGGGCGCGGTGGCGGCCTTGCGGCGGGACTGCTTCTGTTCTTCCTGCTTGGCGTCGAGCGGAGCTTGGGAGCGAACAGGAGGAGCAAAGCCACTTTGCGGCATCAGTTCTTCGGCGCCGACGCCGCTCATGTCGACAACGACGTTGCCGGCAGTGTCGATAATCTTCAGCCCGCGCGTGAAGCCGTGCGGCTCCAGCAGGCCGGCCAGGTTATCGTGCGCTTCGATGAAGCCGTCCTCGTCGGCATTGAACTGCTCGCCGCCCACGCTGACGGAGCTGACGCCCTCCGGGCATTTGAATTTGACCATGTGTGAATCTCCTTGGCGATGGTGCTGCCCGGCATGGCCGGGCAGCAGGGGTTAATCCTTGGCGATGTTGGTGATGATGCCCATCGAGAACGGTGCGTAATGCTGCAGCACGCCGTCGGCGTAGACGCCGTACTCGTAGCGGCGGGTCCGCAGCGGCCATTCAATCTGGTAGTAGTCCTGCCGCATCTTCATCTGGACGATGTTGCCGATGTTGGCCAGCGGGTAGGGCAGGCGCTCGGTGAAGAAAAACACCGTGCCGGCCGGCATGTTCGGATGCACGCGGATGTTGACGCGCTGGCCGGTGATCTTGTTCAGGTAGTCACCGACCACGGTGCCCGCCGAGATGGTCGCCGGATTCGAAGCATCGATCGACAGGCGCAGCAGCGGCGCGCCGCCGTTGGCGATGATCTTCTTGGTGACGCTCAGCAGTTCCTGGGTGCTGACGTAGATCGTCGACGGGCTCAGGCGGTAGCGGCTGTAGAACCAGGCAAACGCCTCCTCGAACTCCGCGATGCCGCCGGCGCCGTCGCTGGTCAGCGGGGTGCCTTGGCCGGCGTTGCCGGTGGGCATCACCTTCACATAGCTGTTGCTGCCGGGCTTGAAGGCTTGCACGAGCAGGCCGTCAAAATCGAGCTGGCTGGTGGAGTTGTCGCTCGCCTGCAGTTCGCTGGCCGGCTGCGCGGTGGCCTGCGGCGCATCTTTCAGCACCACGCTGTTGATGGTGGACAGCGCGACCAACTTCTCCGCGCCGGCCGCGCCCAGATACCAGGCGTAGCCGACAGCGCCGCGCACGGCGGAAACGGTAGCGGTAAGCGAGCCGGTGGTGCCGGATGTGGTGCCGGTGCCCGGTGCCGACTTTTGCGCCGAGCCGCCGCCAAAGGTCTCGACGGTGCCGTCTGCGTTGTTGCGGCTGATCTGGCCGGGCACGCGGCTGAAAGCCGGATCAAACGCCTGGCCGATGGCGCCATTGTTCGGGCCGGAGGCATCCAGCCAGGCCTGAACGCCCAGGGCGACACAAATCACCGAGTAGTTGCCGGCGGGCAAGTTACCGCCGCCGTTGCTGGCGATTACGGTCGGGGTCGGGGTGGTGCCCAGGGCAACCGAGGTGTTGCCACCCAGGATCAGCCGTTCTTCCTCAACCATGGTTGCTTCCAGCGTCTGCGTTACCGCCAGCGCCTTCACATCCTCGAAGTTCTTCGACGAGTAGTTCGCTTCGAAGGTGACGTTGTTTTCCAGTCCGTAGCCGCGATAGGCGGCAAAGTAGTCGGCGGACTGGTGCTGGATCACGCCGCCGCGACGACCTTCAGACACGCCGGCGCGCTGGTTGCCGATGTTGATGCCGCTGACGACCTTCCAGTTCGCCTGAGTGGCGAAGCCGCCGCCAACGCGCGGGATACTGTTGCGCAGCGGGGTCATGATCGGGTAGAGCTTCTTGGACGGGCCTTCCAGGTCGTAGGCCTGCAGGCCCGAGGTGGGGCCGCCCGGCTGGGTGTAGGCCTTGAGGATTTCATCCGGCAGCACCTTCAATTGTGCGGCCTTCATCAGTTCCAGAGTTTCTTCAGTTTGATTCGCGCCCATGGCGTGTTTGCTCCTGTGAGGACATGAAAAAACCCGCCATTGGGCGGGTCGGGTTTAACGCTTTGTTGGTCAGCCGATGCGGCGGCCGGAATGGACCATCTTGATCAGGCTGGCTACCTCGTTCGTGCTGCCGTCGCTGTTCTGCACCTGGGGCGCAGGGGTGTCGTCAGCGCCACCGCCGAGGTCGTCGCCCTTGGTCAGGGCCTTCAAGGTTGCTTTCGCGGGCTCCGGCGTGGCCTCCAGCTCTTTGACGCGCTTGGCGAGCGTGTCGCGCTCGGTGCCAAGCTTGGCCACAAAGTCGGCGGCGATCTCGCCCTCGGCGCAGCCTGCCGCGCCGCAGGCCTTCAGCAGTGCATCGTGGTCGTTGGCCTTTTTGGTGAGCTCACCGAATTGCTCGGCCTTGGCCACCTTGTCGGCCTCGTCGTCGTCCGTATCCTCGGCGCCCAGCTCCTTGAGCAGCTTCATGATCTGGTTCAGGGTGGCCTGGTCGGTGTTGCTGTTGCGCCGGCCGGCCTTGTGAAGGTCATTGGCTTCACCTTCGGCTTTGGTCAGGCCATCCGTCTTGGCTGCCTTGACCGCCGACTGCAGGCTGGCCAGCAACTCGTCGACCTCCTCGGCGGCCATGGCCTTCAGGAGCTCCGCACCCTGTGCCAGCCATTCGCGCATCTGCAGGGGAATCGGGCTGTCGTCCTGCTCGCACTGCTTTTCGTACTCAGCACTGGAGACCAGATAGCCCAGGCTATCGAGCAGGTCAGCAAAGCGGCTGACGCTGTACAGGCCCTTGGCCAGCGGTTCGTTCAGTTCGATGCCGTCCGCTTTGAAGCATGTGATCACCGCATCTGGGTTGGCAGGGCGGTCAACCAGGCTTATTTCGGTAAGGCGCAAGCCGGTGATGGTGGTTTTCTTCAGTTCGTCGCGGTGAGTGACGCGGCCGCCGATGCTGAAGCCCTTGTAAACGTCCGCCTTCACCTTCTTGACCGCCTCGCTATCGACCACGTGCGCGCAGAACTTGGTGACGCCGTCGTCGCCTACTTCCACCTCCAACGCGGTGCCTGCGGCCTTGGGCTGGTGCATCTCTCGCACCGCCCCAAACTTCATGTAATCAGGCAGGGCGGCCTTCATCGCTGCGGCGGTGATGATCTCGCCGTCAGAGTCCACGCTTTCGGTCGAGGCGATGCCCCAGACCTTCAGCGTGCCGTCGTCCATCTCCTCCACTTTCGAGATGTCACCGTACAGGGTTTTCTTGCTCATCTTCACTTCTCCGGGTTATTCGTCTATCAGGACCGGCACAACGTCACAACGGCAGTGCGGGTGTGCCGGTGCGGTCCCGCGGCCATGGGGGAATGGTTTGCCGAGTGCCCGCCGCTGGCCGTCCAGGGCTGCACATGCGGCGCAGCAGCCGGCGCCGGTGATCCACTCCACGCCCTCGACGTCGCCGCTCTCTACGTAGGCTGCAAGGTTGCCCTCGGCGTCAGCGAATGCCGACTCGGTTCGCGCGATCATCTCCGCGCGGGCGGCGCCGAAGACATGGTCCTCGCCGATGGCGTTGGCCAGCGTGCTGGCGGACCAGCCTTCCTCCGTTGCTGAGGTGACCAGCTCATTGACCCGCAAGCGGGTTGTCTCGTCGATACGCCAGCGGGCGTCAGGGTTCTGAACCAGCTTTCCATCTACCCATCGCATGCCCACCATCTCGGCCGCGCGGCTGTCCGCGTAGGCGATTGCGTTCTGGTTGGCCTGCGCCAGGACATCCGCTGGCACGTCGCCAAGATCCGCACCGAGCTGGCCGAAGCCGGCGGCGACACCATCCTTGGCCAGCGAGCGCAGGCTCTTGCGTACCTGCTTCGCCAGCAAATCCCAGCGTGCGCGCTCGATCGCGTCTTCGAAGACGGTCGGGCTGTAGTCCATGGCGCCTTCGTCTTTTTCCGTGCCTCCATGCAGCGCCAGGTCTGCGAGCGATTCGGCCAGGCCGGCAAGGAACTGCTCAATAGCGCCACTCATCGCCGCACGCGCCCGAACAACCGCAGCCCGCTCGCGGTTGATCGGGCGAATGGCTTTTTTTGCTTTGGCCAGCGCCTCCTTGCCGCCGTCGTCTTCCTTGCCGTCGCCGGCTTCGCCTGGGTCATCAGCCCCCGATCCTGGGCCGTTATCGACCACTGGCGGGGCAGGGTTCATGTCCGCGCGCTGCTCGGGCGTCAGTGCCGGCAGGCCGAAGCGCTTGGCGCGGACTTCGTCGGGGTGCAGGATCTTCGCCTCGACATATTTCTTGTCGATCTCGGCCTGCTCCAGCGGCTTGACTGACTCCTCTTCGTGCCAGACGAACTCAATGTCGCTCCACCCGAAATGACGGAGGATGATCCGGTCCATCAGCGCCTTGACCCATTCCTGCATCGGGGCGAGGCCTTCGGCCAGCGCCTGTTCGGCGCCGGTCTGCGCTGTGGCGCGGTTCATCTCCTTGATGAACGGCTGCGGCGAGACGCTGAAGGCGTAACAAACGATGCGCGCCAGCCATTCGTCCATTTCGTCTTTGAGTGCGATTTCCTTGGTGTTGAACGGCTTGACGCCGCCAGGGACGAACCGAGTCCGGCGGCGCTCACTGTCGTTACCCGCCAAAATCGAATTCCAAAAGGATTCAAACTGCGCGATCTGATCAGCAGACCACGTCTCGGGGACAGAGAAAATCAGGTCAGGCGTGGCGCCCTCGGTGTAGTAGGACATCTGATACGCCTGCCGGCGCAGCGCAAGGTTGACGGTGGTGATCACCTGCTCGACTGGAGAGAGTCCGTAGACCTTATGCGTGCGTGGGTTGCGCGGCATGTAGATCAGCTCTTCGCGGGTGTAATCGACCGCCGGCAGCCCCTTCAAGATCTGCTGGTACGCTGGATCAGGCGGCGCCGGCGTCCTGCCTCCTTGATCCAGCACCCGCTTGATCGTGGAGCCGTCTATCGGCTCCAGGGCGTACAGCGCGCCGCCCAGCGTCTTGCGCGGGTAGACGGCGGGGGCATCGATCACCAGCAGGTCTTCCAGCAGCATGCGCAGCCAGGTGTTCCAGTCGTGCTCTTTGTCCGGGGACTGGAAGAACTCGACCAACTGATCGCAGCGCGCGTCCGGCTCCGCTGATTCGTTCGCCGGCGTGCCGACCTTGTCCTTGCGCTTGACTGTCCATTTCAGCTTGGCCAGCTGATCCTTGCGGGTCTCGATGATCAGCCGCATCAGGTCGTAGCTGTCGGCAAGCGCGCGCATCTGGGCGAAGGTAACCGCTTCGTCCTGGCGTGGTTTGCTGGTCAGGTTGATGCCTGTCCGGAAGTCAGACTGACGCCCGGCGACGCTATCCGGTGCGGTTGCCGCCGGCGGTTCGCCTGGCCCGAACCACTCGTCGGGGACATTGCCGGATAGCATGAAGCGCGCGCCGGCGACAACGCGGGCGATCAGTCCCTGTTCGATGGGGGTTATCTTGGGTTGAGCCATGGGTTTTCCTGTTGTTGCTGCGCTGCTGCGGCTCGGGCCTCGGCCTCCTGCGCAAGCTTCTGCAGGTAGTCGAGCATCCCGGTGTTGCCGCCGAACAGCTCGTGGAATGCGCGTGATAGGGCGTCGACTTGGTCGTCGTGCGCGCCGTTAGGGAATACGCGCATCTCGGCGATCAATGCGTCGTTCCATGGTGCGCGCAGCATCATCACGTTGCCGACGTTGCACTGGGCCGCGAACGGCTCGGCGCGCGTCACCTTGTCGCCGGACTCAACCGACGAACTGACGGACTTGCCCGCCAGCAGACGTGTGAATGAAGCGACTTGGGACTTGCCGGCCTGGCCAGGGTCTTGCGGGATGCTGACCTTGACGCTGTTGCCGTCCCTGTCGGCTGTGTTCTTTAGCGTGCTTTCGACCTCGTGCGGCGCGCCTTGCATGCGCACCATGTCGCCGATGATGAAACGGCCATCGGGGGTAATTCCAAGCTTGCCGCCGGCTGTCCAGTCTGGGTCACTGCCAGGTTTTGGCACGCTTGCGGCGAAGTCCCACGCTCTTATCCAGCGAGTGCCGGCTGGTACAGCGTCGATGATCGGGATGGCGTCGGGCCTGAAGGTGTTGCCGTCGCCTGGGGATGGCTCTTGCTGGTACTGGCCGGCGAAGGTGTAGGGGCTGGCCCGCTGCATGATCTGCAGCCGCTCGACGGTGTGTTTCTCTGGCCAAAGGGCCGTACCGTCTTCCTGCAGGGCCTTCAGCTTGACGTGCTCCCACTTCTCGCCGTTACCGCCCTCCAGCAGCCAGCCGGAGAGGTCTCGCTCATGCAGGCGCTGCATGATGAGGATGATCGGCGTTTCAGGGCTGTTGCAGCGGCTCTCCAGCGTGCTCTGGAACCACTCGATAACGCCGTTGCGTATCGTGTCGCTGCGCGCCTCGTCGGCCTTGTGCGGGTCGTCGATTACGATCGCACCGCCGAAGCCTTCGCGCACCTTGCCGGCGCCATAGCCGGTGATCGTGCCGCCAGAGCCTACCGCGTAGAAGACGCCGCCTTCCGTTGTCCCCCAGTCGTCCTTGGCCTGGCTGTCGTCGCGCAGGTGGACGTCTGGGAAAATCTCCCGGTATGCCGGTGAGCGCACAATCTCGCGAATCTCGGCGCTGTTCTTGGTGGCCAGCTTCCCGGAATAGCAGGTGTGTATCCATTCGCTATCCGGGCATTTCCCCATCGCCCAGGCCGTGAACATCACGACCGCAATCTCCGTCTTGGAGTACCGCGGCGGGATGTTGATGACCAGCCGCTTGCACTCGCCACGGAAGACCCGCATCAGAGCTTCGCAGATCAGCTTGTGCTGCCTGGCGCGGCGCCATTTGAATTTCTTGCGCTGCTGGAACATCCAGCGCACGAAGAAATAGAAGTCCTCGCGCGCCGCGATGCGTGCAGCCTCGCGTTCCTTCGCGCTGAACTCCCTCATGGTCAGACCTCGTCGATGATGCCCTTCAGAACCTCTTGGAACTCGGCAACGCTGCTGAGCTGGGTTTGCTGCTGAATCGGTCCACCACCAGGGCCGGAGAGCTCTTTCCGCACGCGGTCAGCGTACTTGTCCGGATCGCGGGCCTTCAGCAGGAAGATCAGCAGGGTGTCGGAGTACTCGCGGATCGTTCCGCACTTCTGGCCCTTGTAGAAGACCGGCTTCAGCGTGCCGTCCATGGCGCGCCGCACGGCTTCGTCTTCGAGTGCCGATGTGCCCAGCTTGACCGCTTCGTCCCAGGCGGCGGCGAAGTCGTCGTTGCCGGCGCGGACCTCGTACAGGTGGCCGCGCGACACACGTATCGTCTTGGCCGCCGCCGAAACATTGGCGGTGTTCGACAGCACTTCCAGAAAGCGCGCCATTTTTTCAGCTGTCAGCTTTGTATGGTTCGCCATCTGCTATTTCCTTCAGAATTGGATCGCGCCCTTGGCCTTCAGCGCGGTGTGAACTGCGCGGGACAGCGCGTCATTGAGGGATTCGCCTTCATCCGGACGGGTGGCCAGGACGGTCACAGCTTCTTCCTGGGTGATGAAGTGGGACTGCTGGGCGAAAGTGACAAAGGTCCGGCTGGCCGGCTGACCCTCGGCTGCGGGGGCAGTCTCCCGGACCACGCCAAGGGAGACGGTTGCGGAGATCGAGCCGTCCTGGTTGACGTTGACCGGACGGATGCAGAAGCACATCGGTTCGTTGATGGGGGTGAGGGTCAGCATTTGAGGCTCCAAAAAAAAGCCCCGCGGCGGGCGGGGCGAGGTCATGAATCAGGCGGATTATTCATGTGGTATCTGGGGTGAAACCCTTGCATTATGGGGATGTGCAGAGGGTCTTGAGGAGGCCTGAAAACAAAACAGCCCAAACCATGGACGTGGTTTGGGCTGCTGTAAAACAGTATAAATTTATTCACGTAGCAACGCAAGTGTTACTGTGGAAAGCCTTGCTGCGCTTGGCGTTCCGGTATGTTGCATGCTTCACCAAATCCAGCACCTGCACCTCGATTACAGCAAGTGCGGTTGAGAACGTGCCGCTGAGGATGCGGAACGCCTCATGCTGGCGCCGGCAGATTGTCGGCTGGGACAGCATGTAGGTCTGGCCCATGTCGTCCTGACTCCGGGCCATCTCCTGTTCGTTCACCCAACCGCGGGTGAGCTCTCGGCGCAACGCAGTTGGCCAGCCACCTGGCAGCAGCCGGGCAGCCTCAATTACTGCCCGGGTATCCGCTGTGAAGTATGCGGCCAGCACCTGCTGTTCGCGCGCCGGCAGCCGGGCCACCTTCGCCAGAATGTCTACCGCCAGCATTTTCAACTCGTCCGGTGTAAGCGCGTCGAACTCGCGAGGTGCCGCCTCTGCGAACTTCTGGACTTTCACCGGGATCGCCTCGGACATCTGAAACGCCCAGCCAACCAGCGCGCGGATAGTTGAGAACTGCATATCGCCCTCGATTTCGTTTTTGTCTTGTTTGGTCATCACGGTCATGCGGCGAACAGCGCGCCCTGTATTTCCTGAACCTGCACGACAACCCCCGGCGTCTCGCCATAGCGCTTACGGACGACGATGTCGCATGCCTGGACGTCATCGGTCCACACGATGCCGTTCATGCCATCGAACAGCGCTTTCACCACGTTGTCGGCGTCGGGCTTTTTCGTGGGTAGCACCTGGCCGGCGATGGCCGCCGCCTGTTTTTTCTTGCTCCAGCTCGCTGGGATCGGCAGCGTGATCAGCATGCGGACGTCAGCGGGGCCGGTGAGCGGTGCGCGGCCGGCCATGGCTTGCTGGGCGGCAAGTGCGACCATTCCCTCGTAGCTCGCGGTTTTCTCCGGCGTGTACATCCGTGCGAACTTGCCGCCTCGCGTGCTGACCTTGGGGCGCCCTTTCCCGACTGGCGCGCCGGGTACGGTGAAGCGGATCGGGGTCATGCCGCGTCCTCCATGGGGTTGGTTTTCGTCAGGAACGGAACAAGGCTTTCCGGCACAGGCTTGCGTGAGTCTTGGATCGCTTCGGCCGCCATGCGCTTGCCATGCATCCCGCCCTTGTAGACGCCTCGCGCGGTCTCGTCGGCGATTGCATAGGCCCATTCCAGCTTGCGAACGTTGTCACTCGGGAAGCGCATGCTTCGCGCTGCGCGTTTGACCTGGGCGATCTGCACTTCGGCCTCTTCGCGGGTCATCCGCGGCCCGGTGAGCTGGTTCGGGTTGTACTCCGGCGCCGGCGGCCGGATGTCACGGGCGCAGCAGGCGGTCAGGAACTCGTCGCAGGACGGCGGGTGCTTGAACGTGGTATCCAGACCGTGCTTGACGTCCGCAGGGGACAGGTTCCGCAGCTTTTGGGCCCACACGTCCATCGCCTCCAGTACGCCGACGTCGTGGCCGTCATTCGGGCCGCCTTCGACCAACTTCCCCGTTCTGAATTTTTCGAGGAACACGCTTCCGAAACTGCCGCGGAGAACGCGGAAAATCTCCCGCACCGTGGCGCGGTCAAGATGGGATCGCTTCATAGCTGCCTCCGGTGGTGAGGTAATGATCGCCTACGCCGATTGAGTCAGCGGCGGCGGCGCGGCCAGCATCTGCCCCTGGGCGGTTCGCAGCTCGCACCTTGGCGTCGGTGACGCGCTGCCGGTCGGCGTTGAACTGCTGCTGGTCGAGCATCCACTTGCGGAATTGAGCCTGCCAGGCTTGCAGATCGGCACGGGTCTCGCGTCGGGCTTGGTAGTGGGCAACGAAGCGATCGACTTCGGTCGCCAGATCCAGGCCTGACGATTGTGCTTTCGCCACGTCAACCCGCGCCGGTTGAAAGTCGTCAGGGACGGTGAGGCCATCGCCGGTGTCGCGCGAGCTCTCACCCACCGAACGTAGTGAGGTGGGTTTATCTGTATCTTTATCTTTATCTAGCGGGACATTGCGTGACTCGTCGTGACATTGCCGTGACACTGGCTGTGAGCCTGAAAGCTCTTTGGCCTCTCTCTGACGCTGGCGCTGCTCTCGTTTCCTTTCTGCAGCTGACTTTGCGCCGGTTTTCTCGTCGCCTGAGTCCTCGCGTTTTGGCTGGCGCCCATCCCACCCTGACAGCTTATTACCGTCCAAAACGCGGCCTTGCATCGCGTCTTGAATGGCCTTGATTGCGTCCTCTGTCACGTCGAGAGCGCTGGATAAATCTTCTGCCGTGACAGTCACGTGACCTCGCGTGACATTGCGTGACGCATCGACCAGCAAATGCAGATAGACGGCTTGCACCAGCGCAATCGGTTGCCCGGAGATGCGGCTGATCGTCCGCCATTTGGGGTCGTTTGGCATGTCATGCCAAAGGCGCAGCCATTGGGTGCTCATCGCTACCCCCTGACTCGCTGGATCATGCCCATGGTCACCGAGACCAGATCCCAGAGCGCGGACTCGATCCGCTTGGCTTCAGCCGGGCTGACGCGCTCGCCCCACTCGGAGGTGGGCTGCTCTGCATCGGAAATCTCGCGCGCGACCTCGCCGCATTCCGTCGTCAGCCGGCAGCACTCGCGGGAGAGTTCTTTGAGCGTTATCTCCGCATCAGGCAGGGCAACAGTCACGCGGTTGCAGAGCGCGGCCAGGGCGTCGGCGATGGCCGGGTCTTGCGTGCGGTCGGTGATCTCTGCGGCCTCCTCAAGCGTCAGCTGGTTGGTTTCGCAGTTGGGGTTCAGCTTGTTGGCCAGCAGCTTGGGGTAGGTCTTCATCGCGGCGGCCAGGCCGGCAATGCCGTTGTGGTGGCTCTTTGCGATCGTCTGGGCGGCGGCCGTGATGTGAATGTAGCGGGAGCTCATGATTGCACCTCGCTATTCATGCATTCATCATTCGAGCTGACTGCTACGCTCGTATTGGCGTCCCAGATGTCAGGACGGAGATCGGACAGAAGAAATCTCGGGTCAGCCTTTACTATGCGGCGGCAGAGGTCGGGGCTTGGCTTCCTGAGGCCTGCGCCACATTGATACAGGTAGACGTGGTCTGTGCCGGCCGCTTCTGCTAGAGCCTTTCGCTCCTGCGCCGTCATGGTGTTCAGCTTCATGCTCATCTCCAGGGTGGTGATGAGGCGATATTAGCAACGTGCAAATGCTAAAGCAATAGCAACGTGCGCATGTCTTGGGTCTTAGCAAAATGCTATAAGTGCGATATGAGAGTTGAAGACATCAGACTGGATAATTTGCGGACCTTAGTGACTGAGATGTCCACCATCGCAGCCGTCGCCCAGGTCGCTGATACATCCCCATCTTATTTGAGCCAGATATTGAACCGTGTGCCGTCGCGTACAGGTAAGCCGCGTGATGTTGGCCCGGATTTGGCCAGGAAGCTGGAGCAGGGCTGCGGCAAGCCAATGGGCTGGATGGATCACCCTCATCCTATAGGCAGTGGTGGCCAGGTGCAGCGAATTGAAGCCAGTTCTCTGGAGGAGCTCGCCAGCATATTGGGTGAGCTGGAGACAAACACCCTGCACAAGCTCATAACCGATGCACTGGCCCAGCACGCCAAGAAGGTGTAATGAAGGTTGAAGATGTAAGACTTGAAAACCTCCGGGCTTTGGTGGTTGAGCGATCTACTATTGCTGCTGTCGCACAAGTTTCAGATACATCACCTGCCTATCTATCCCATATCCTGAACGGTGTGCCCCTTCCGAGCGGGCGCCCGCGCGGTGTGGGGCATACACTTGCCAGGAAGTTGGAGCAAGGTTGCGGCAAACCAACTGGATGGATGGATCGCCCTCATCCAATATGTGCCGACGGCCGGGAATTAAAAATAGAGGCTCGTTCTATGGAGGAGTTGGCCCATATCCTTGCTGAGTTGGAGGCAGAGACGTTTCTCAATCTGATTCGCGAAACGTTGATACTTCGCGACAAGAATGCTTAATGGCGCCTCCCGGCGCCATTTATCACGAGAAGAACTTCAGGATTTTTCCCACCTCTCCATCCGCGCTGCTCAAGCGCAACTTCCCTGATGGAAGGATCTGAACCAGCAGCTGGGCGATAGGTCCCTCTTCGTCGTTCGCGTCCACGATTGCCTTGAAGTGATGGCAGTTTGTCGCGTGGATGCAGGGGTGATTCGTGTTGCTACTTTTACCGCATTGCATTTCTTACTCCGTTTCTTCGTCGAGCGTAGGGCCTGTCATTTGTCACTATGTTGTTGTGTTGTGACGATATTTTCCCATTTGACGGAGTTCAGTGTCACTTCCCTATGGGAAGTCAAAACTGTACACAGTATTTCTACGTATTTTTGAAGTAAGTATTTAAGAGATATGAGCTATTCACATGCACCAATCTTGAACATCAATTGTTCTATAGTGTTGGCGGAATAACGGTCCATGAGCTGGTTTATGTGGTAATCCACGCCTTTTCTCGTCATGCCTAATTCTAATGCTATCTCGTCTTTTTTTAATCCCTTGTGACAATACAGTTCTATTAGTGTTTGCTGAATTACTTCCATTTGGGAAGTTTTCCTGTTTGAAGCAAAAACTCTATAGGCAACGTCCACTAGATCCGGCATTAGGACTTCCAGCAAATCGCGAGTCTCCCGGTCGTCCTCTATCTCTTTCCCTATCATCGACAGAATCACGCGGCAGTCTTGCCACTCGCCAATGAATGACAGACCGTATTGCATCTGGTTTTCTTTGACTGCCCGTATGAACTGCTCGTCAAGTTTTGTCCGGGGCTCCAGCGTCGTCAGCATCGGCGACCACGGAAATACGGCGCCGGCTGGGCCGTAGGCAACAGGGTCAACGCGATGGAACTGGTTTGCTGAGTACGTTGCGATCCAGGCTTTGGGCCATCCGAGGTTTATGTTCAGCGCTTTGTCGAACCCTTGGTCGCCGAAGAACGCCACCAAGATGAGCGGTACTCCGCCGGCGGCCGCGCGCACCAGGGCTAGGGCCGCTTCAAGATCGTGCGCAGTTCGTACCTTGATTAGCACCCGCCTGAGCACCGCTACGTCGTGTACCACGGCGCCAGTCCGCTGCCTGAAAAGCTCGACGGCCTCCGGCAGGTTTGAAAGCGTTATCTGCATTAAGACCTCCTCATTGTTCACATTAGGCCATTTTGAGGCGGCCTTTGTGTCTCCGAACAGCTCACATGTCTCCCTTCTTCCTATTTAGATACCCAGTTTGCAGAGCAACGTGCGATTGGTCGCACGACAAAAAAGCAACATTGCCAATGAAAATTAGCTCGTTGCTATTGCATGAACATTCGCTCGTTGCTATTGTTCGGTCACCAGCCCAGCACACCGGGCGCCGATCCTTAACAACACGCAGAGATAGCAGCCGATACCCGCCATTAGGCGGCCCTAGGCCCGGCCTCAGTAGTAAGCCCCGCGCCGGTAAAGCGGGAGCAAGCCAGGTGAAGCAATCACCTGTGACCAGTGGACGAAGGCGCGATAGCCGGAGAATGAAACTGGAAGACGCCCAGCCCCAGGTGGCGAGTAACGGGGGCCGAGTTGTACAAGCCGCTTCGCGAGAGGCGGCACATTGAAGCGGAATGCGCAGGCTGATGCGCGACTAGAAGGGTGGCCGGCGGTGTCCGATCCGCCGCGAGATTTTCCACCTGGAAGGAACAATGCCGGAGATCACAGCACCGGCCCGCTTCGATGTGTGAGGAGAGACAAATGGGCGACATCGATTATTGGAAGGAGTGCATCCAACTGGGTGCGGAAGATTGCGATTTGACGTTGACAGACGAGCAACTGGAATGTCTGGCAGATAGCGTTAGTGGCGGCCATGAGAATTACGGCATGGCCTTTTACTCTCCACCTTCAAGCGATCGTATTTCCGACATCGAGCGAGAGTGGAAAGGGAAATTCGACAGGCTGCAGTCTGAGTTTGACGAATACAAACGTGATGCAGAAACGGCAGTCAAGAGAGCCCTGCGTCAGCACAGTGATGCGAATGTGACGATCGGAGAGTGTGGCGAGGTTCTGCGCCATGACGGCAGGACGACAATTTTGCAGTAGCAGCAAACAGGCGAGAGCGGCCTGACCCAACGGCTTCAGGGGCCAGCGTGGCCCACCAGTTTCCCCCGCAGTACCTTGGCCGCCCGCGCTCACCCCAGCCGGGCGGCTTCTTTTTGGAGGTCACAGCATGCCGCACTTCATGATCGGCTGGCTCAGCGACGCCCAGGCGCAGCAGTTGCGCGCCAACGGCGAGTGTTTGCGCTTCATGTGGTTCAGCCGCCGAGGTACACCGGTTCACCAAGTCGTGAGGGCGCGATGAGCTACGCCCTTCAAACCATCGCCATCGGCGCGGCCATCGTGCTGCTGCTGGCGCTGCAACCTTTTTGGAGTTGATCACCATGAGCCTGCAAAACCTGTCTTGCAAAGTGCTTGCCGACTTGGGTCGGCACGGTGCCGCGATGGCGGCGGAAGAGATGGACCATCTTGCTGTTGAGCATGAGACCGACCTGATGCTCGCCGATCCCGATTGCTGCCGTGCGATGGGCGAGCGGTTTTTCCAAGAGATGTATGAGAGCGGCCGCCCGGAAGCGCTGGAAGCCTTGTACCTGTTCCTGGGGCAAGACCTGCTGCGCAAGGTGTTTGACTGCTGCCCGATGGGTGAGCAGCTGCAGCCGCTTGTCGCCGCAGTGCGCACCTTCAACACGGCTGCGGCGCGCGACCAGATGGACGGCCGGGCCGACGATGAACGGGAGGCTGCGTGATCGGCCACAACACCGAGCTGCGCGACTTCATCAAGATCGCCCAGGGCGCCAGGGCCAGCGAGCTCGTCCCCAAGGTGCGCAGCAAGCCAGAAACCCCGGAACACCGCCGCCGGCGCGGCGACTACTGGCAGCGCCAGCTGGAGCGTGAGCTCGCCGGAGAAGACCCAATCAACGACAAGGCCGCCTGAGCGGCCTTTTTTACGCCCACATGGCGAGGAGTAACCATGACTGCAATCTCGCGCGACGAATGGCTCGCACTGCGCAACACCGGCATCGGCGGCAGCGACGCCGGCACGGTGCTGGGTGTGAACCGCTACAAGCAGCCGCTGCAGCTCTACAAGGAGAAGCGCGGAGAGATCGAGGCTGACGACTTGAGCGACAAGCTGGCCGTCCGGATAGGCAACGGGCTGGAAGACTATGTCGCCCAGCTCTACAGCGAGGAAACCGGGCGCAGGGTTGAGCGCTGCTCGACGATGCTTCGCCATCCGGAACATCCGTGGATGCTCGGTAATCTGGACCGTCTGGTATGGGAAGGGGATAAGCGGCCACAGCACAAGGGCCAGATCCGCACGCGCCACATTCTGGAGTGCAAAACCACGCTGAGCCGCTTCATCGATTCCGATGCATGGGGGCCATCAGGGACCGACCAAGTTCCCATCCATTATCTGGCGCAGTGCCAGCACTACATGGCAGTGACCGGCGCCGAGCTGTGCGACCTGGCGGTGCTGATGTCGGGCCCGGATTTTCGGATTTACCAGATCAAGCGCGATGACGACTTGATCGCCAACATGGTTGAACACGAAGCGGCGTTCTGGGACCGCGTCCAAACAGGCAAGGCGCCTGAACTGGATTGTGATCACGCGACCACGCCCGATCTGCTTGCAAAGCTATACCCGGGGACGAACGGCGAGGAAATAGCCCTGCCGGACAGTGCCGCTCACTGGAAGGCAGTCATGGACGAGGCGAACGAGCAGAAAAAGCTGTACGAGGCCGTCGCCACCGGTGCAAAGAACCACTTATTGGCTCAGATGGGAGAGGCCGCCGTCGGCAAGCTGCCGGACGGCTCGCAGTTCACCCGCAAGGCCATCTCCCGCGGTTCATACACAGTTGACGCCGTGACCTATATCGATTTCCGCCACAAGAAGGCGAAGGAGCAAGCAGCATGACCACCGCAACCCGAACCGACCAACTCAAGGCCAGGCTGACAGGCCAAGTGGCCACCGCCGCAGACAAGCCCAAGACGCTGGCCGGCCTGCTGTCCGATCCCAAGATCAAAAACCAGATGGCCCTGGCGCTGCCGAAGCACCTGAACGCTGACCGCCTGGCACGCATCGCGCTCACCGAGATTCGCAAAGTGCCGGCGCTGGCCAAGTGCAATCAGGAAAGCTTCCTCGGCGCGGTGATGCAGTGCGCGCAGTTGGGCCTGGAGCCAGGCAACGCCCTCGGCCACGCCTACCTGCTGCCGTTCGGCAATGGCAAGGCCTCTGACGGCCTGGCCAACGTGCAGTTGATCATTGGCTACCGCGGCATGATCGACCTAGCGCGCCGCTCGGGCCAGATCATCAGCATCAGCGCGCACACGGTGCACGAGCAGGACAAGTTCAGCTACCAGCTGGGCTTGGACCCGAACATCATCCACGTGCCAGCCGACAACGAGCGCGGCGAAGTGACCCACGTCTACGCCGTGGCCAAGCTGAAAGATGGCGGCGTCCAGTTCGAAGTTATGAGCCGGTTCGATGTGGAGAAAGTGCGCAAGACCAGCAAGGCGGCACAAAACGGCCCGTGGGTTTCGCACTGGGAAGAGATGGCGAAGAAGACCGTCTGCCGCCGGCTGTTCAAGTGGTTGCCGGTGTCGATTGAGCTGCAGACAGCAGTGACGCTGGACGAGCGGGCCGACGCCGGCAAGGACCAGGACAACGCGGCGATCCTCACCGGCGAATACAGCGTTGTCGACGATGGCGCGCCAGCGCTGGATGACCAGCCGCAGGGGCAGGGTGCTGCGCCGTCGTTCGATATCGAGGCCTACAAGGCCAAGATCGCGAAATGCTCGGATATCGACGCCCTCGACATCATGGCCGACGAGTTCAGCGGCATTGCCGACGGCGAGGCCTTCCAGCAGCTGAGCGACCTGTATCACGCGCGCCGGGCCGAGCTGTTGGGTGATTGACCCATGAGCCGCGTCATCTCAACGCGGCCGGCAAGCTCGCTCTATACGCCCGACCGGCTGCGCGATCTTCTCTCAGACGCGGAAACCAACGCCCGCAACGGCAGCGATTGGGACCGCGACTTCATCGAAACCATGCAGGCCCGGCTGAAGCAGTACGGCATGGGCATGCACATCAGCAGTCTGCAGCGCCATCACTTAGAACGCATTGCCTCCTCAATCTGAAAGGATCACCCCATGCAAGACAACAAAGACTTCCGCGCGATGACATCCGACACCATCGGCAAAGACCTGCTCAGCGCGCTGGTAGCTGAAGTGAAGCTGCTGCCGGATGTCTGGCAGAAGCTCAGCCAGGCCAAGCAGGACGACGTGATCGAGCGTATGCGCAAGCGCGTTGAGTCGAACGTCAAAATGGCCATCCACTTGCTGAGCTCCGAGGGTCGCGTCACCGTGCCCGCCCATCTTGAGCAGTTCGTCAGCAAGGATGGCGTGAAGGTCCAGTTCAAGGTCAACCAGAACGCCGCCGGCATCGTGGATCTGATGCGCGCCACCGGCAAGACTTGCTTGCTGGTGGTGGCCAACGCCGACGAAAACCTCGGCGGCATGGACCAGATCGTCGGCGAACCGGACCAGCGCGCGATGGACCTCGGACACGAGTACCACGACAACGACGGCGGCGGCATGGACGACATCTTCGGCGGCGATGTAGTCGACGCGGAGTTCGTAGCCGACGCGCCGCAGTTGCCGGCGCCGGGCGATGAAACGCCGACCGAGGAGCAGCTCGACAAAGCCTTTGACGACGGCTACGACGCTGCGCTGGCCGGCAAGCCTGAGAGCGATTGCCCGATCATGTCCGGCGCGCTGTGCATCGAATGGGTCAAGGGCTGGAAGGAGTTTCACAAGGAGCTGGCCGGCGGCGATCAGGCAGAGCCGAACGACGGGGACGGCCCGGAAACCGATGCGTCGGCCGCTTCCACGAGCCCGGGGGTGCGCTACCAGCATCCGGATGACTCCCGCCTGACTTGGACCGGTCGCGGCCGTAGGCCGGCTTGGGTTCAAGCCTGGCTGGACGCCGGCGGCACGCTGGAGCAGTTGGACGCCAGTAGCAACGACGCCGACACCGCGGCGGCCGCGTAATCACCGAATCACACCTGGGCGCCGTGGGCGCCCGCTGAGGACCACAACATGACAATCATCGCTATCGTAACCGCAGCCCCTGACAAAGACGCGGGCTACCTCGAACGCCTGCGCGAAGAGCATGCGCGCCAGTGCCGGGAATTGGAGGCCAAGGCCAAAGACCGCGAAGATGTCGCGGCCTTCAATATCAAGCTCCGCCAGGCGCTGGAGCTGGAAGTCCGCCAGCAACAGCGCCAGCTTGCCGAGCAGGGCGTAGAGATCGAAGGCCTGCGCGCCGAAGCCGAGCGTGTCGAACTGCTGGAGCGCCAGCTCGCAGCCCAAGATCAGCTCATCCTCGAGATGAGGGCCGCGCTGCATCTGGCAAAGCTGCCGACCGAGTCCCGCAGCAACGTGATCGATCTCGTACAGGCCGCGGCGTGATGTACCCCGACATCAAGAGCGCGCCGCGCGTTGTGCCCGGTCTCGCGCACCTGTTCTACCGGCCTGAGCCGAAGAAGCGGCAGCCGGCCGGCGCGCGGTACTCGCTTGATCGGGTAGAGCATCGCGTCGAAGACATGCCCAGGGGCGAGTTCACGAGCGCGGACGTGGCCAAGCTCTTGTGCCTCAGCATCGAGTCGGCGCGGCTGATCTGCACCGATGCCGTCAACGCCGGGCTGTTGCGGATCGCTCGGCGTGAAGGTCAGCGGAAAATTTACAGGAAGGTGAGCATATGACCGACGACGACCTCGCCGCGTGGCGCAGGCTTAATCCCGGTGCACCGATCAACCAGCCACAGGCTCAGCCAAGATACTTCATTGACTGAACCGCTTTGATGGATGGCACATGGCCGCCATCAAGAGACCTTTCAATTAGAAACTTCATTTCAAGCGAGTACGCAACATCCTCCGGTATGCCTGTCACCGGGTCTGGACTGTTTAGCACGGTTGAAAGCCACTGTTGTTCTTCAGCAGATAGTTCTTCCATGGCAGTTCCTTTTTGGCGTGGTGATGAAGTATGGCAACTGGGAGTATGTGGGCAAATACGTGAAACCACGAAATTTTGGCCCAGCACTTTTGAGAAAGGATCGCAACATGAACCCGCAAAACCAGCAGGAAGAGGCCACCGAGCCGCTGCGCATCGTAATCACCGCTGACAAAGTCGAGATTTTCCACTTTGACCGGCCGGCGGAGCCAGGCCACGGCCACGACTGCCGCACGGCAACGCATGAGGCCATCGCGTGGGCTATCCGCCGACTGGGCGAGGAGCTGGAGCACTCGACCGCGTTCTACCGGACCGGCGATTGGGAGAAGGCCAACATCGAGATGAACGAAGACAACGAAGGCCCGGAGGAATGGAAATGTCCCACATGATTGAAACACCCGACACCGGCGCGGCGATTGCCGCAGTCAACGAAGCCCACGCAAGTGGGCTTTTTAACGACCGCGAGGAGCTCGCATGACCTCGCAGCCAGTGGCCGCCTTGTTTGTCCGCGCGGACAGCGTCTACAAGCAGATGATCGGCGTGGATGCTTGGGATGCAGAGCGTGATGCCTGGGCCTGGCCGGGCGGCTGCCCGGTTGTCGCCCATCCCCCTTGCCGCGCTTGGGGCCGGTTGCGGCATATGGCAAATCCGCGGCCGGGGGAGCGCGAGCTGGCGCTATGGGCGGTGGATCAGATCCGCGAATACGGCGGCGTGCTGGAGCATCCCGCATCTTCGCTACTGTGGAAGGAGAAGCCGCTTCCAGAGCCTGGCCAAACAGACGCCTGGGGGGGCTGGACACTGGTCGTATCGCAATGGTGGTGGGGACACAAGGCAGAGAAGGCCACCCGACTTTACATCTGCGGAGCCACACCGGCGGAACTGCCACCGATCCCATACCGCATTGGCGAATCCTCGCACGTCATCGCGCAGAGCAACCGGTGGCAAAAGCTGCGACTGCGGCCTGAGGTTACAAAGGCCGAGCGCGAGCATACGCCGCCGGCGTTTGCTGAGTGGCTCGTCCAGGTCGCAAAGCTCTGCGCAAAGCAGAACGAAAGGGCCGCCGCATGACCGGCTGCTGGGTCCACACCGGCTATCGCGCAGATGGCCGGCCAATCTTGAGGTGGGTCGCATGTCTCTGAACATCACACCGGTATCCATCAGCGAAGCGAACGAGTTCGTTCGTCAGCAGCACCGCCATCACAAACCGGTGGCCGGCGCAAAGTTCGCCGTCGCAGTAAGCGATGGCGATGGGATCCGCGGCGTCGCCATCGTCGGCAGGCCAGTAGCGCGGGCGCTCGATGATGGCTGGACATTGGAGGTCAACCGCTGCTGCACCGACGGCGCGCGCAATGCCTGCTCAATGTTGTACGGGGCAGCGTGGCGTGCCGCCAGGGCGATGGGCTATCGACGCTTGATCACCTACACGCTACCGGCCGAGGGCGGCGGCTCTCTTCGCGCAGTTGGCTGGCGCCTGATTGGCCAGGCCGGCGGCGGATCATGGAACTGCCCATCGCGGCCGCGCGTAGACACACACCCCACCCAAGAGAAGCTGCGGTGGGAAATCGAATAACGGGTCGCTCACGCGGCCCTTACTTATTGGGAGTGAGCATGAGCCAGTACCAATGCACCGACTGCGGGAAGTACAAGCAGCCGGATCGAACCAAGTTTGCTCCAGGCGACACAGTCACGTTCAGCATGACGCGGGCCACCGGGCGGGACACCGCACGCTCCACGCTGAAGACCGGGAAGATTGAGCAGATCGATGGGGACATCATCACGGTAAAGGTTGCGCGATTAGGCGCGAAGGAGGTTCACCGTAGCCGTCTGTACCCTGAAGATGCCCCTGGGGCCTTGACCTACGCCTTGATGGGCTCCTGCAAGTGCGATTTCAAGAAAGTGGAGGCGTGACTATGCAAGTCACCCGCCCAGCGCTGCGCTACCACGGCGCGAAGTTCAGGCTTGCGCCGTGGATCATGGGCTTCTTCCCGCCGCACCGCTGCTATGTCGAGCCGTTCGGCGGCGCGGCCGGCGTACTGCTCCAGAAGCCGCGCGCATACGCCGAGATCTACAACGACCTGGACGGCGACGTGGCGAACTTTTTCAGGGTGCTGCGGAATCCTCTTCAGCGCGCGATGCTGATCGAGGCCGTCACCCTGACACCGTACAGCCGCAGCGAGTTTGAACAGGCCTGGGGGGCGACGGAGGAACCGGTAGAGCGCGCGCGTCGGCTGGCCATCCGCGCGCAGATGGGCTTCGGCTCTGCTGGCGCGACCAAGGGCATGACCGGGTTCCGCATCGATAGCAGGCGCGAGTACGGCACCGCGCAGCATTTGTGGGCCTACTACCCGGATCAACTCGCCGATGTTGGCCAGCGCCTGGCCGGCGTGATGATCGAAACCGGGCCGGCGATTGACGTCATGCGCCAGCACGATAGCCCGCAGACGCTGCACTTCGTCGACCCTCCCTATCTGCACGAAACACGGGTGATGCAATCCGGCAAGGCCGGCTGCTACCGGCACGAGATGAGCAACGACGATCACCGCGAGCTGCTGGACGTGCTTCTGGGCCTGGAAGGCTACGTTGTGCTGAGCGGCTACCCGTCTGACCTCTACGAGCAGACCCTGGCCGGTTGGGATCAGCACACGACAGGCAGCAGGATCAGCGCAGGCCGCGGCACAGCAGTCAGGACGGAATGCGTATGGCTCAACCCCGCATGCAGCCGGGCCCTACATCAGAACGACCTTTTCAAGGAGATAGCTTGATGCAACATCAAATCGACACCGCGATGGATCTGCAACGGGTCTTGGATGCGGCGGATGACTATGCCCGTGCAGCAGCAAAAGCCCACGTTGAGTCGCTTTACGGCACCAGCAAATCATACACAGCCGAATGTTTCCGCGACGAAAACGAGGCACGTTCCAAGTTGCATGACCTGCTCGCCGCCGGCAGTACGAAGCCGGCCGGCGAGCCGGTGGCGTGGCGGTACATCCGGCGAGCAAATGGCGAAGTGATTCTTGACTCCATAGAGCTGAATCCTTGGATGCCTGAACTGTTGGAAGACATCCGCCAGCACTACGACGTCGAGGAAATTCCGCTCTACGCCACGCCTCAGCCGGCAACTTCGGCGGAATGGACCGCTCCAGTGCTTAGCCTTATTGCTCTGGCGCAGGCCGTCTCTATAGCCCTGGACGACAGCGAAGAGCGGCAAGGCGATGAAGGCCGCGTTCACCTGATCGACTCCGACAATTTCGACGAGGTGTGCAATGCGCTGGAGGCATTGGAATCTCTGCCGGATGACAAGCCTGGCCACACCCTCGGCCCAGCCGGTAAAGCGGAGTGGGCTCTGCGGGTCTTTCTCAAGCGCGAGGAGAAGCAACATGACTGATCTGGAAAAGCAGCTGCTCGATGTAGCGCGCTCGATACTGGCAGACGACATGCTGCCGCTTCTGCCGGCCGAGTATGTGGCCAAGGTTCGCTCTGCCATTGCAGCCGCCGAGGAGGCCAGCCCCAACTATCCGGCCGTTCCGGAGGGTTGGGCCCTCGTGAAGTCGCCGATTACCGAGGACATGCATCGCGCCGCGGTGAAAGTGCTGGTTCGGGCGAACGGTGTCGACGGCCTGCCTCAGCGAATGCTTGATGCCATGGTCGCCACCGCGCCGCCGGCAACCGTCAAGGATTCCTTGATAGTTCAGCAAGCGACAGGCGTGCCGGACGACGCGCGGGAGTGCCTGCTCGACGTCGTGAGCCATCATCAAGTATTCGTCGATGCTTGCCGTTTCACGCAGATGCATGTCGATGGGGAGAACGTCTTGTACTGGAAGCACCAGATAGACGTTCTGGACCGGATGAAGGAGCAGGCTGAGCGCGCACTGCGGGCCGCTCCAACTCAAGAGGCCGGCGCGCGCCTGGTGGCCGAGGCGAAAGGGGGCGAGTGATGGCGTGCGAGCACTGCGCCGGGCTAGAGGGAATCCCGCTGTATCCGAATTACGGCCACGCCCCGCACGTCCACACTCAACCGGTGGGCGGCACCGTCTTCGTCGGTGAGCCGCCGGACAATTTCGTGCCAGACCCGGACGCGCCGGGCCTGGGCACCTACTACTGCCCGAGCTGCAAAGAAGGCATGCCGAATGCTGACCTGAACGCTCAGCAGCTCATGGCAGAACTTGGGCCGGCAGGCGAAACAATCGACACCTGGCCGGCGTGGAAGCAGGCGCTCGTGGCCAGCAGAAGCGGAGGTAAACCCGAATGAAAACTGCAGTTGAACAAGGCGCGGCGCTGATCGGCCGCGAGGTCAAGATTGGCGAGCGCCAGGGCGTCATCAACGAAGTATTGCAGCGCCTTGAGCAGCGTATCGACGCACTGGTGATCTCGCTCGAAAAGGGAAACGCTCCTGCCATCTGGTCTGCTGACGATATCGCCGAGTGGCTGGACCTGTCCGCATTCACGATCAAGCAGTCTGTCGTCGCGCGCCCCGGGTTCCCTAATGCGATTCTGGCCACCGGCGCCAAGAGCGGGCAAAAGCGCTGGTTTGCGGATGAGGTTATTGAATGGGTCAGAAAAAACCGTGGCACCCTGCCAGCGGCTCGCCCGGCCGGCCGCCGGCGCAAGTCGGCTTAG